CGTTAAATGTCCTGTCTAGGTCTATGAATAACGTCTCCAACTCGCCGTCAGTCAGCGTGTTGCGTATCGGAGGGGGGATACTTGACCTCCAATTATGCACGAATAAACCCCAACTCATACAGGGATCTCCTGATCTCCAATAACCTGCCAGTCATTTACAGCATCTACTTTGATTAACGACAAAGAAGAATGTCGTACTCGTGTCTTCAAACTAATAGCCGAAGATACCACAACATCAGCAGCCCCGACTACTGTTATCTGCCCTGCTGCCTTCTGGTGCAAGTGCACTATGTAACCTGCCGGGAGGGGAACAGTTGAATTGTTAGGAACTGTCACGGTAATCGCTGCGGCATTGGTGAAAAGAATCACCCCGCTTTCCCTGCTTGCTTGAAGGGTATACGCTGTGCTGTCATCAATGTATATGCTAGGGCGAAGAGACGCCTGTGCTGAAGTGAATACTGAACTATCGAAGTTGGTAATATCCCCGGCTACGTGAGTGTGGGAATTCCCGCCTGACAGATCAATGATTTCTTCAGCCGTGTTCTTGGTGTAGATCTTGGCATCAGCGATATTGATAGCGAGTTCCCCTACCCCCAACCTAGTTGCGGAAGGTACCTCGTTAGCTGTTTCACTTTTGTATACGACTATCCGGGTATATCTTCCGACTTGGGGCATTAACCTGCACTCACTGTAAGAACACCATCATTGTTCCAGAACTTCCCTACTACCGCAGGGTCTGATCTGGGGAGGTCTCTGCCGTGGTACAACCCACCGACTTCTACCATTTTGAAATTGTTATCCCGCATCCAAATCTTATGCAAGGGGGCATTGACCGCTATCTCTGCTTCATCAAGAATCAAAGTGTTAGGAGTCCATTCCTCTGCATAAGAGCGAGCAGGTTTTATAACTGTGGCCATCTGATATATCCTCTGATATATAAGATGGCCCTCCCCCGAAGGGGAAGGCCAAAGTATTACACGATGTTCGGCAGAGCCATGACAAGACCGGCTTCCGGACGGTAGTTCTTAATGCCGTAGATCGTATCTGCGACAAAGAGAGTACCGAGCCATTCCAACTTATCCTGAACCTGAGACCGAACAGCCATCTGCTCAGCAAGGATAAACGCATCCTTGTGGAACAACAGAGCTGCACGAATGTCTACCGTAGATGCGGTGTTGTTAGCCGCAGTCTCGATCACCGGAGTGTTGGTGGATACATAAATGGGGATACCATATATTTCACCAAACTGCCCAGTAGCAACACCTTTCTGATTAACAAAATCGGTGCTGTTGAACCGATCAATACCCAACATACGATTCTTCAGAGAAGGCGGTACAATAAGGACCCGATTATCCATCGGAACATCCGCATCGTCCAGTTCCTGAATACAACCACGAAGGAACGCGTCAGTAAATACGTCAGCCGGGGCCACAGTATCCTGTGCGTACGCAGTCTTGCCAGTAGTAGCATCGCTGAAGAAGGTCCGATTGTGCACCCAGCTAGCAGCAGTAGGAGCAGCGGCGTAAGTGCCGTTACCCAAACCAGTACCGAGGGTCATCAGATCGGTGTCGAGCTGTCTAGCCAAACCGTAACCTGCGTCATCAGTGTAGAACTGACGGAGCGAGTCAAGAGCCTGAGTCTTAGTGATATCTTCGATAAGACGAGAGAATTCAAAGTGCCGGTCAACAACAATAACAACTTCGCCTTCAGTGTTGTTCTGTACGGTGACTGCTTGGTTCTCCACCTTAGCGTTCGCAGATCCCCGAACAGGGGCAGGAACGTGGATAGTGTCGCCTTTCTTACCTACCATGGACATACGCTTAACGTGGTTCGCCATGACAAGGTTTTGTTTAAATGCGGCTCGGATCTCGTCTGACCACATTTCCGGAATAAATGTTGCTGCGGAAGTGTTGTCTACGAATCCACCAGTCGCGGGGTATGTAGAAGTAGCCATAAGTAATTATCTCCTTACTTAACACGGCCTTCTCGGTACGCTTCAGTTATCATTTGCATCTGAGCATAGTACCGATCTGGATTTTTAATTTTTAGGTCAATAAGACGTTCCCTTGATAGAATGGGTCTACCTCGGACTTCGGATGCGTTACGCCCACCGCCGGTGCTCGCGCTCTTAACGCTTGCTGTGCGGTTCGCTTGAGCATTTACTACTGTTTCTGTTGCCACTTGTTTACGATCCTTCCAAAGATCAAAGAGTTCTCCTGCGACCTCGTTGTCAAAGTTTTGATGCGCCGTTTGAAACATATTGGTCCGCACTTTTGACTTGAGAATCCATTCACCAAACTGGGGGTCTTGGCTAATCTCACCTGCGTCAGGATGACGCTTGAGAAGAGCTTGAGCAGACCGTTCTTTCTTGCTGGCTTCTGCATCTTGTCGCATGGATTGCAAAGTAGGATCATTTGCAAGGGCTTTCTGTACTGTGCTGAGCGTTGCTTCCTTTGGGTCCGAGAAAAAGTCTATCTCGGTTTCCTGTAGTGCAGGCTTGGAATCTCTAGTGGCGTGGATGAGGTCATCCACAATCCTCCGAAGCTCTCCGACTTCATTGCCTTGCTTCCCTACGAGGCGTTCTGCTTCTTGGTGCATCTTGATGATGTCCGCAGCGGACTTGCCTCGGTACTTCTCAGGAAGTTCCTCTTTAGACGTAGAGGTTTCCTCATCTGTACCTTCAGGGTTTACATTTGGGTCCAGAGTGTCTTGCTCTGAGTTGGCCAACACATAAATTAGCGACTGGTCGAGTTCTTCGCCACTTGTTTCCTTGGTCATATTGTAGCTCCGTACAAAGTATTATGGAGTTAATCTGACTGCCTTCTTGCAGCCTGTTCATGGTGCTTAGCCCACTTAATTGCAGCCCCGGGGAAATCCCCGGAGATACCTTCTAGGACTGGCATTCCCCCGTTTGTCACTCGGGTAGCTTCTTTGCCGCATGCGCAAGGCACTTGACGAATGTCGCTTTTTACCCAGTGTTCTATCTTCTGCCCGCAAGGGCATTTAAAATCAAACAGCATTTTTGTCTCCGTTAAGAAAGCTGTCCTTTAACAAACTCTGCCATGCCCAGTATTTCATCAAGTTGCTGGGCACGACCTTTTGCATAGTGCAACTGCGCTTCGGTATTTATGTTACGGATATCAGTTACTGCCGTGCGCGTTTCACTAGCAAGAGAACGGATCACCTCCCACCCCGGTGTTTGAAATAGTTCTTGAAGAAGTTCTAGTTTACGAACTGCCTCTTCATCGACTAGATTTTCGCTCGGGTTAAACATTAGGCGGCCTTCTCTTTCACAGACGCAGAAACTGCGGCTTTAGAAGGGCTCTTTGATTCTTCCAGTTGGGTAACACGATCTTGCAAAGCCTTAATATCCGTGATCATCTTAGCATAGCTTTCGTTGATCTGGGTAAGCGCATTGTTAAAATCTACTTTACTAACTACCATTGACATTTTCCTTTGTAGGTGTCTGTAAGGCTAGCTTGTCCTTGGCTTCACGTTCCCGCAAAGCAAAATCGGCTACCTTCATCTTTTTATCAAACTCGGCTTGACCCGTTCGGAATACTTTCTCGAACTCGTCACCCGCTTCATTGTTAATATCCGCAGCAGCTTCAAGCATTTCTATCTGAAGTTTCAGCGGCATGAGTCTTGCTTCTTCGTTGTACTTATTCGCCCGTGACAGGAACTCCTTCGCTTGCGCTCGGAACACCCCCATCTGTGCTTCGTGAACTTCCTGCAAGCGTTGCTGTTCTGCGTTAGCAGAGGCTTGTTCCTGTTCATTCGGCTGAGAGGCTTGTCGGATAAGCCCGATAATCTTTTCTCGGTTGGAAAGATTCATGTTGTCTATAATGCTTTCTAGCACGGTTCCATAGATAGGGCTTTCCGGCGACATGGTTTGTAAGAGTTGCGTCATTTGTCCAACTTCGTACTCACGCGCCATAATTCCTAACGAGGATGATACAACAAAATCATAATCCGATACTGGGAATTTCTCTGGTGCAAACTGCATGTATCTCCATGCAGCCTTCTGAACAAACGGAATCAAGAACCCCTCTTGGAAGTTAATCAAGGTCCGCTTGTGTCTTTTAATAATAGCACCAAGAGACATACTAATGCCTGCGGCGGTGCCCTCTCCGTTAATCGCTCCGGTAATACCTGCGCTATCAACAGCGCCAGTAGCCATCTGGATCATCCGGCTTAGTGATTCAGTTTCCGCAAACGAACTCTGGGGTAGCTCTCCAAACTTAAACGGAAACAAGACCTCTTGAGGAGGTCCGTTAGTAAGGATCTGCTTGCCCGGGGATATCGTAAGCTTCTGCCCCAGCATAGGAAGACGAGTAGCGTCAATGCCAATCATCGGGGCTACGTTCATAGCCATTGCATCCCGGCGTTGCCGCAGCTCTGCATCCAATGCTTTCTGTGGGTTGTAACCCTTCTCACAAATGCCTCGGCCCCAGAAGCGACCCGGGACGATATCCCAAGGGAACGCAACAATAGGTCGGTCGTTCATCAAGTAAGGATTCGGGTCTGCCTTTAGCAGAATCCCGTCATTAGCGACAACAACAATAGCTTCTGTGTAATAAGATTTACTGTTTACATTCTGGTTCGGCTCGTAGCCTTCTACTTCTTCTAATAGATGACGGGGTACTTTCCCGTAGTACCGCAGTAGTTTAACGCGGTCAGTCTCGTATGATTCAATAGTAGGGTCGGCTTCGATATCGGAATCGTGCACGGCTGTGTGCAGGAGAGTGTCAGTTTCCTTGTAAATCCCCCGCTCTTGTAGGTCATACACGTAGTCCGGGGAGACCATTTCTTCGATGCCCACACCCAAGGCGTCGTTGATATTTGTGGCTGTGTCCGGGATACGGAGATTGTGAGGCTTGATCGGATTGAGCTTAACACATACGCGCTCTGTCTCTGTTCTACCGATAACTCGTAGTCCATCCTCCCCCTCCTGCGATTGGGGCTTGTACTCTGTGTACGTGTCAATGACAAGTTCACCGATACCCGTCCCAAAGACAGCAGCGTTAATAAGGATCTCGGCTGTGTCTTTACGTACTCCGTTCTTAGCGAATTCTTTCGCCAACTGGTTCTTCAGGAACTCTAGCTCCGGGCCTTTCTCGCTATTGATGACATCATCTTCGATGTCAAAAAAACTTCCCCGCCCGAAGGTGGCTTCCTCTAGTTCCGACACGGAACTCTCTACCGCTTGCTGGGAAGCAGGAGAGATAAGTTTACTTCGCTCCGAAGGGCGCTCCCGATCCGATGGAGACCAGATCCCGCGCCAAGTCCTGTAGTACTCGTCCCACTTTTCGATGTAGTTCGAGGTAAGGTGGTCCCGCCACTCATCGCATTGGGCGACCACCCAGTTCTCTAGCTTTAGTCCAGCGGTTCCGCTGTCCTTCTCCTTTAGGAGGTCACGCATATATTATCCTTTACCATCCGGCGACATCATCGAGCACCTCGAAGTCATCGAACTCATAGTTTGTAAGGTACGACTGATCCGATAGCTGGTCGATGTACGCCAAGCTGTCAATCATGTCATCGTGGGTCAGTTTGTCAGGGAACTGATACAACTGATCTAGGAATGTTATCTGCCAGTCGCTACCGGCGTTCAGAAACATCAACTTATTCTCGAACCGGCCCTGTAATGCCCACGCTATGCGGTCATTCTTACGCTGGTTGCCGTGTGTCAGGTCGTGTATCATGAAAACACGGTTCTGGCGACGCATCATGTCCGTCAAGGGCGACATCACTGCCTGTTTAGCGATACCTTTCTCGATACCGACCTTCACTGGCTTGTATTTCTCGACCGCATCGAAGATCTTTCGTGCTGTTTCGTCTAAAGTCCACCTGCCGTGTATGATTTCCTCGATGTACCACTCCCCGGTGTCCTTAATAAAGACACAGGAGATAGCTGACGAGTCCAAGTTACGCGTTTTGTTACGCTTTCCTACCTCCTCGAACCCCGCAAGGTCGATCGCGATGTAGTATTGGCCCACAGGCGGCCTATCAGTGTACCGCTGTACCCATTCTTCCTTGAAAATATCAGATCCCCTGCTCTCGAAGGACGCAAGGAACTCCTGTCGGAAGGAGGCGGAGGTCATCTGACGCTCTCTTCGGGCGATCAGGTCTCTCTTGATGTACGGGTTGTCGTAGGTCGTGTAGTGGAACGCCTCGTATTCAGGGTCATCCCCTGTCAAAGCCTTAACGTACTCCTCGTAGAAGTGATTCCGCCCTAACGGGGTTCCGATCATAAGAAAGCCCGTGTCGTAGTCCGACAGTGCAGGCATCAGGATCTCTTCCAGAACGTACGGCTTCATGTCCGCGTACTCGTCGAGGACTAGGTCAGCAAGCTTTACCCCTCGCATGGTCTCCGGACGATCCGCCCCTTGCAGGGAGATCTTTTGTCCGTTGATAAGCGTTATCTCTAGGTTGTTGATGTGGCTGCTCTCGATAACCGAGTGACCGAGTTGATGCAGCTTACCCCACATTACCTTCCGTGCCTGCTCCCTTGTAGGGGCTACGTAGTACCGTGCGGCATCCTTATCCAAGATACCGTCCGTCAGTGCACGAATGATAAGCCTCCAAGCAGCAAGCTCTGTCTTGCCTGTTCTCCGACCCGCTGCCACGATAAGGAACTTCGCATTAGAGGACCACACCTTCTTCTGCCAGTCCAGTAGGTCTACATTCAATTCCATTAGTTAGCAGCCTCGGGTACCCCTGTGGCTTCGAACGACAGGAACTCTTTGTAGAAGATCCTATTGCGCTCCCCTATAGGGACCATCTTTCCTTCGGCATTCTTGTACTTGCGTACGTACTCCTTTCGCTGTGTAGGGATGTCGTTATTAAAGACAGCTTGCTTGAACTTAGGAAAGGACTTGACTCCCCCCCGTAGGTTAAAGTCAAAGTCAATGAGCATTTGTTTTTCCCGAATAGACAGCATTTCCCACTCTTTAGGGTGCTGACGCTTTATCCGGTTCTTGTGTTTAAGGAGGTCCACAGCAAGGATAGTGTTGGCATCATCGCGGGTCATGGTCGCTACGTCTATGCCGTATATCTTACCGGAGGTTACTTCTGCGTCAGTCATCTTGTGACCGAACCCGACCGTGTCATTACCACCCTCGGGGGAAGAGTGCCGAAGTGCTCCCGCGTTCTTCCACAGAGGTGCGTTCTCTACCTCTTTCATGTAGTCCGTAAAGGATCGAAGATTTACCTTAAATTCAGTCGTAGCCATTGACAGTGTACTCTGCATCAACAGGGGGGTCCATTGGAGAAATCGAAGCACTGCCCCCATCCCCTATGTTCATTGTAATCTTGATCTGTGCATTACCCTGCCCCTCCTTCTCGAAGTAACCAAGAGGTAACAGTCGGTCGATAACCAGCTTGAGGCAAATAGCCTGATGCTTGTGATCGTCATCCAAAGCTGTGTCGAGAACCTTTTGTAGTACGAGGGCACTCTTAGGCGAGGCAAGCATACGTGCCTTGTATTCGTTAATGATAGCAGCGTCACCACGAGGGCGACCTACTGGCCTACCTCCCCCGGGCTTGTGTACTGCGATCTCAGCCTTCTTCGGCCTACCCCTACCTCGGCGTACCCCTTTAGTCGTGCTGCTCTCAGGGGCGCTGTCAGGGGCCTTCTCGGGCTTCTCCTGCATAACTGTCCTCTCATTTACTACTGGCGGTGCAGTCACTATTAGCGACTCATCGTATTTTCTATAACTCCTTTCTTATCAAAGAGCTATAGAGAATATTCCTGCCATTCCACAGGCTGCTGATTATACAGAGTATTTTGGATTTTACCCTATTTTGTATATGGTTGGTACCCCCCGCGCGCGGACATGCCCGTTCCCCCCCCCCCCCCCCTTGAATGAGAAGCATTCGCATCCGTGGGTGGGAATGACTAGCATTAGCATTAGCATTCACATCGGGGGTTGAATGAGGATCATTAGCATTAGCACTATCATTAGCACCTGCGAATGAGAAGCACTAGCATTAGCATTAGCATTAGCATTCGTCAATGAGAAGCATTAGCACTAGCACTAGCACTAGCACTAGCATCGGGTGTTGAGAATGATTCACCGTGCCAGCAGGGTAGAGTGTGGATAGGTGTGGG